ATATAACGCAGACGGAACACCTAAAATTAACTGGCAAACACCTTTAGCAATCGGTACAGCTATAGGAGCAGCGGATGCAGCAACAAGAAAAGATTATCAAAGCTTTGCAAGATAAAATTGCAGGGACTGATAAACAGGTTGGCGAAACACAGTTTAGTCAGAGATTAGTAAATTTAATCCCTGATTTTGCGCAAATCGACAACGATGAACGTTGGGTAGCGTGGCTAAATGAGCATGATCCCATGTTAAGAGCCCCGCGTAGAGTTCAGGCCCAGGCCGCATTCGACAAAGGTGACGCTGAAGCCATAGCGGATTATGTAAAACTATGGAAAGCAACGTTATCTGAAGTACCGAATGAACCTGAGAAACCTGTTCGACAAACAGAGCTCGAGAAACAGGTCGCGCCAAATCGGAGCGCGAACTCTGTGAAGACGCCAACCAGTCCAAATGGCAAGATCTATTCCAGTAAGGATATGGATAATGCTTGGGTAAAGGTAAGGAATCTTAACACACGAGGAAAGTACGAAGATGCGGCAAAACTTGAAGCAGAACTGACGACTGCATATATGGAAAATCGCGTACGCGCCTAACGTGCTAACGCGTTAACTTGAAAGCAGCCGTCTTAACAACTTAATTAAGGAGGCCCAACATGGCTGCTGTATTCCCCGTCGTAGGCTCAGGCTCATTCGACACAAATCCAAGTTACTCTGGGACATTTATCCCCCAGTTATGGAGTAACAAACTTAACGCAAAATTTTATGCGAATACCATGATGACTGAAATCGCTAACACTTCTTGGGAAGGCGAAATCAAAAATCAGGGTGACACAATAACCATCCGAACTGCACCATCAATTACTATCAATGATTACGCAGGTGCGGGTACAACACTAACTAACGAAGTTCCAGTACCAGTGACTGTTGATATGCAAATCGACAAAGGTAAATACTTCTCTGTTCAGGTCAATGATGTGCTAGCACACCAAGCTGACATGGACTTAATGAACATGTTTACTGACGATGCTGCAAAACAGTTAAAAATTGCTATCGAGAACGAAGTGTTCTTTCAGTATTTTGTAACTGCTGGTGCGGCTGCTGCAAACAAAGGTGCTACAGCGGGTGCGCTTTCTAGTTCCTACAATTTAGGTACTGATACTACTCCTGTTGATCAGGCAACTCCGGCAAATATTTTAAAAACTATTCTTAAAATGTCTGCTGCCCTTGATGAGCAGAATGTTCCAGAAGACGGACGTTGGTTACTTATCACTCCGCATGACCGTCAATTATTGATGCAAACTGATATTGCTCAAGCGTACTTTACTGGAGATCAATCCAGCATTGTTCGAACAGGTAAAATTGGTATGCTCGATAGATTTACTGTTTACGTATCTAACCTGCTTCCAAAAGGGCAAGCTGGTAAGGCACTTGTTGCAGGTCTATCAGCAACATCAAGTGGCGCTTCAGTATCTAATGCTAAAGCACGACGAATGATGGTAGCAGGAACTTCTGATGCTTGTGCATTCGCTTCACAAATCAGCAAAACCGAACCTCTACGTAACCAAACTGATTTTGGGGACATTGTTAGAGGCTTGGCAGTGTACGGGCGCAAAGTCGTTAAAAACGAAGCACTTTGTACTGCTATAGTAGGTTCAGCATCCTAATAACCAAGGGGGGCTTAGCGGCCCCCCACTCTATTGGAGATTGCAATGAATATATACGAACTACTTGAAAAACACGGCGGAGAAATTGTTAGCAATAAAGCAGTAATTGTACTCGATGGAGAACCAATTGAAGTTGGTGGCATCGTTGACAATGAATTTCAGCTTAATGAAAAAGGGCTAGAACTGGCTGGAGCTAATCAAGATTCTAAACCCGAAAAGAAAGTACGTGCGCGTAACGAAGACGGGACTTTAAAAGGTGATGATCCTTCTACCCCTAACATAAATGAAGCTTGGGAAAATGGCGACGTTTAAAGTAATAGATATAATTTCACGCGTTGAATCCGTCTTGCAAGACGCAGGGGTACGTTGGCCCCGCGTTGAACTTCAAAGTTGGATAAACGAGTCCTATTTAAGCATTGTTCTTTTAAGACCTGATGCAAACGCAAAATGCGCAACATTCACATGTGCAGCTGGGACAAAACAAGAGTTAACTGCATCAAGCGGGGGATTTCCTTCAGCCCTACGTTTGTTGGATATAACTCGAAATGTTAAAACTGGGTCGCTTAAAAAAGTGGTCAGAGTTGTTGATCGAGCTGTTCTAGATGATCAACGTCCCAGTTGGCACACTGAGACACAGACAGATAACATTCAGCACTATACATATGACCCCAGGATACCAAAAGAGTTTTATGTATACCCACCAGCTACGTCATCAGCCCAATTGGAAGTTATCTATACTGATGCTCCTGGGGCACATACTTTGACAGAAAGTCAGTTAGATCCAGCAAATAATAACACCACGGTAATATTATTAGATGATATTTACTTAAGCCCGATCACCGATTGGGTATTATACCGTGCGTATTCAAAAGATGCAGAATATGGGCAAAATGAAGCCAGGGCTTTAGCTTCGTATCAGGCTTTTAATGCTGCGATTGGCGTTAAAACACAGGCAGACGCGGCGGTTACGCCCACAACAGGAAGGGCGGTAGCATAATGGCAACGGTTCTCTGGGATAAACTCTACCCTTACATACAACCTTATGTGCCAGGATGTCCTGAAATTGTAATGGAGTCTCATTTACAAGAGGCTGCAGCAAAATTTCTTCAGCGCAGTGAGATCTGGCGATTTGACATAGAAAAAGACTTTGCTGTTAAAAATGTTGCAGACTATGCTATTTTTCTTCCTTCTAGCGAGGCGGTTTTAGAAAATATCTATGAAATTGTTCTAGACGGGCGGGTTATTCCTCGTGTTACCGAAAGGCATTTAACTTCTATAAACTACACTGACTTAGGAGCGCCCTGCCATTATAGTATTTACCAAGATGCTTCTATAAAATTTTACCCAACTCCTGACAAAAAGTATGAGTTTACGGGCTCAGGTGTTCTTAAAACAAAACTTACCGCGACAGGTATAGAAGATTGGATCTTTGAAACCTACGGGCGATGTATAGCGTACGGTGCAATTGGGATGTTGGCTTCTGTTCCTAACAAAGAATGGACAAGTCCTGAGCTGTCAATTTACTACCAAAATGAATTTAGAAAAGATGCGGATGCGGCTAAACGACGAGATTACCGTCGTGTAGGTATGCGTGTTCGCGGCCCAAGTTTCACTGGAACAAGAAGGGTGGCATACAGATGAGCACTTCATTCAATTACGTTCAAGGCGATACGGGCCCTCAAATTAAACTTACATTCACCGATGAAGATACTAGCACAGCCTCTGACTTAACAGGAGCAACAGTCACACTTCATTTTAGAGCCGCAGGCGAGACA